CAATGTAGCACATGGAACAGCTTCACCTGTATCCGAATCAGCATAAAAAGACCTCGGCAAATGAGCATCATTATAGGTCCAAGTAATGAAATAGCTTGATTTATGATACATGTTCTCCAACATGCAACGATTCGCCCATTGTCTCGAATACTCTAACCGACAACCTAAACACTTTCCGCATGGAATAGTTACAGATTGAGCAACCATTTTTTGAGCCTTATCTGACCGAAAAACAGGGCCAGAAAACGGAATCCAATTTCCATCAATAAACTGAACGGAAGTCACATCATAAGGAACAATCTTATAATTCGTCTTTCCTTTATCAGTTTTACCTATTGCAAATCCCTTTAAGGGATGATAACATGGCATTGTACACTACACAACCTCTCTTCTGAAATTCACCCTCTGCAAAGGGCATTTTGGGGGAGTTGGTGTCACTCAGCCCCATTACATCAAGAGAGGTAATGGGGCTGAGTGACTTTTTCTATCGTTTCCATGGTGGTGAATCGCTGGAATGGTAAGACCTTGAACCGGATAAAGCATCCTTCCAAGTGCGGTTAGAAGAGCCAGAAATACTACCAGAACGACCGGAAGCAGAATTGACGCTAGGAGAACCTCCAGAAGTCAGAAGATCTCCTATCATCTGCAAGCCGCTAGCAGCTGCACCGATCTCAGTTTTCGGGAAATATTTTTCCATGTCAAACTCATGTGCCTGCTTATCTTGCTGGAGATACCAATTTACCTCAGAGTTAAAGCTGGCAATCTGTTTTTGCGTCATAGCATTCACATCATAGCCATACTTTTGCGCAGCCGCATGAATAGCCGCTGCGGCCTGCGTAGCAGATGCACCAGTATCAGCAGCATATTTACTAGCCATAGCAGAAATCTTGGACGTTGTAAGCTGGGTATTAGCCTGCAATTCTCCAACAAATTTTTGCATCTGAGTATATTTATCAGCAACAGCAAGCGATGCATTTGCAGAAGTAGCCGTATTAGCTAACTGGGTTTGAGACTGAATGAGAGAACCAAGAAGATTAACCAAAGCACCAGAAGCAGAAGTATCTGTCTGACCCATAGCACCAGACGAAGTATAGCCTGACGCAGTAGCACCAGAAGTAACGGGCGCACCGTTACCACCCATCGCAGATAACACCGGATTGAGACCTGCCGCTTGCAGGTCTTTTATTTCACGCTGATGAGCAGTATCTGACATGTACTGCTGCCAATCTCTATTTTTCTGTGCCTCTTCACGATTAAACGCCATAGCAGTCTGAGCAGATTCACGCTGAAAGGCCATCTGTTGAGCAGCCTGAGCAGCAGACCACGCATTATTTTGAGCTGTTATTTTGGAAATCTGGTCTGAGAGCTGATTGTAATACTTGGCCGTAGAAGAAGCAGCAGAAGAACGACCAGAAACAGCAGCAGTGGACGCTCCAAAACCAGAAGGCAGAAATTCTTGCGCAGAAGCCAGCCTAGCGGCCTTTGAGGCTCCATAGGATATAGGTAATGCCATAAGCACCTCCAATCGATTCTAGGCCCGTTTCTGATCGAAATAGGGCATGTTTTTATTCGGCATACATCGGCTGCGCCGATAAGCGCGCAAAGCGCGCAGGCACACAAAGAAAAATCAATGGTGGTCGATGAGACCTGGAATCGAATACAAAGGCATAGGTCGAGTACAAAGATTTCTCACATAAATATCGCAAAAAAGCTGCGCAGAAACATTATCCGAAACAGCAAGAACACGATTTACAGTTTTGAAATCTTCACGAATCCAGGAATCAGAAAGAGATGGAAGTGACTCATAATCATCTCCAAGATGCCAAACATCTAGAGACTGCGGAGCAGCGGACCGCATCTCACCAGTAACACGATTCGGCCGATAACGATAATCAGCCCATGCTTCCTGATAACCGAAAACCTCATCATCTTTCTCTGTGCCTTGGGCATAAATCTCTTTGTTTTTGATAGCTTGCTCACCAATGTTCGCAAAGACAGGAAAGTAATAATCGAACCGATCTTTACGAGACCAAAAACGCTCAAGACCCTGCTGATAAGTATGACGATAACGAGCAACCATAACGCCAATGAGAAAGCCATGTTCAACAAAAGACTTCGTAAAATCAGAATGATTATCGGAAGTCAGAGAATATGCGGCAGTATTACCTTGTGGAGTACCAGAAGCATCGGTAGAAGAACTCTGGACAACTTGATTAATATTGATTGGAATCCGATTGCCACCAAGATACTCAGGACGCTGCAAACGGGCATCCGGAGAAGTTACACCAAAATGGGACTTAAGAATTTCAATATAACGAGTGCCACCTCGTGCATCTCGCTCATAGAGCTTTTGAATCTGGAAGGCAAGCCGGAGCTGATTAATAGTCGCAGCCTGAGAAGTACCACTAAAATCCGCAACAAGGTTCGCTGGCATCATCTGTTTAACAGAACCAGTACCTAAAGAAGAACTCAAATTGCGATCAAAAGTATAACCACCTGAACTAATACCAATATAACTATCATATTGAGTAGCACCAGTTACCGGATTTCCTTGACTATCAGACCATCTAAGAGTATTAAAACGCTCTTGCAAATTAGGATTCAATGTAGCTGCTGGATAAACATAAGCAGTAGCAGCCTCAGCAACAGGTATGGTCACATCCGGTCCTTTTTGAGGGGCAGGAAGAGCCGATGTAAAATAATCATGATACTTTGCAGCCGTATAAGGTAAGCCACCTTTTGCAACATCAGTCACAAAAGTACCAGTATTTACACCTTGCACTGTCGCATCAGTAACAGGAATATTCAGCGGGTCAGAAAGATTTTCATCACGAAACCATTCATTCATAATCAAAGCATAAGCCCTAAAGGGCAAAGCATTTACAGAAAGTCCAGAAACACCAGTAGGAATACCCATGTAATCCGCAATCGTTCCAATGTTCCAGCCACCTTCAGGAGCAGTTAATTGAGGCACCTCATACTCAACGGAAGGAATCCAAGCAGACTCAGTATTCTCTCCCATAAACTGCTTCCAATGACTCCATGTAAGACGATTCGGAACAAAGAAATAATACGTATCTAAGAAAATATCATCCATAACAGGAGTCAAAAGAGTCCGCATACGGACGACTTTAGAAGTATCAATAGAAAACGTATCACCGGGTAAAACTTCATCCACATAAAACGGAATAATCTGACCGACATTAAACGTGGTCTTATAACTAGAACTGCGATCAAAACGAGAACGAGACATATCAATTCTCGTCGGATTCACAGCAAAATGGGATTCAGCATTTCTACTCACTCCGTTTTACCTCCTTCTTGGCTCTGTTCCGTACTGACTCTCCCTTCGGTCGTATCAGTACTCACAGATGCATTTTTATCAAACTTGGCCATACGCTCAACAAAATTAGGCTGATCCATAGCGGCCATCCATTCAGCAAAACTATGGTTAAACTCAGCACGAACTTCAACAGGCAGCTTCATAAAAGCATTTTCGCCAGCAATTACAGAGTTTAAAACCTCTGCATAAGTTTTAGGCATATCAGTAACATCACCATAAAAACCTTGAACACGAGACAGCACAGATGAATCACCATCTCTATACCGATCTAGCAGGACATGAATATCACAAGATTCTGCAAAAGATTGAATATAATCATAAAGATTTTCCTGACCAGATACAACGAGGTCTAAAACACCATTTTTGTCATACTGAGGAGCATAGGTAACCTTTACAGGGCTACCTGGCTCCTGAAAAACACGATCATGCTTGTCAAACTGTGTCTTAAACACAAAAGCACCTCATTTCTGAGTAGTCTTAGTGGTCCGCTTCGGTTTGGCTGCGGGTGCAGAATCCGCAGCCGGCTCACCGCGCATCAAAAAAGTAGGAACTTCATCAACTATTAGCCTGCCAGTATCACTATCATACAAGCCTAAACGATACAACGAATAATCGCTAGGCATATAGTGAATAGAATCACTAGAACGCAAAATAGCTACACGAAAATTCCGCATGGCGGCAGCGTCGTTAATATCATAGGTCGGAGGAAGAAAACCGGTTAATTCATCTCGCATAGCATAAATATTGTAAATCATGCTTTCTTTCTCCTCTCCATTCTAACAAGATATTTAAAACCTGTAAAACCATGCTTCAAAAGTTCATCCATAAAATCTATATAAACATTAACAGTTTTCATGCTATAAAAAGGACCGAGAGATACATCAGGAGTAGCGGAAGAATCCTTAAAAACATCCACAAAATAAGCAAAACGAGAAGCACTAGCACCAGTTTTTTCATAACTCACAGTCGAATACCTCCACGATAAATTTTAGGCTCAATATTAATTTTCTTGGATTTCACCGCTGTTCTCCGAAAAACTTTGCGATCAGTGGGACGGCGCATCTTTCTTCTAGCCATTACAAAATCCTCCTTAATTTTTTAGTACGATTCTTTTTCACATTCTCCTCTGTAATCATTATATCAGAATAACTTTTATCCGTCAATTTCTTTTTAATTTTCTCAGCACTCTTTGCCGCATCATTCTTTTTCTTTTTTCTAGCACTAGATAAATCTGGGCAATCAACGTCAAACAACCTTTCAAAATACTGAGGCGGTCTAAAAGACCTTCCTCCATTAGGAGTAGATATATTAATCTTGTCATAATCCCACATCTCTGGATGATCTTCATAATACTGATGGGCAATACCGGGTTTACGGGACATCAAACAAAATTCAGGCTCAATATTGAATTTCTCATAAATATCAGCACCTTGGCCTTTCTGCTTCTTCATGATATAACGGGCCACATAGGCGCATGTCTCCCACGTCACTTTACCGACAACAACAAAACCAATATCGTTGCCATCTTTATCACGCCAACAAGATTGCAAAGATTCAGAGTTATAATAATTATAATATAAATTTGCACTCTCTAAAGCCATTTTTTTGTAAAATACAAGATCATCTAACTCTAAACCATAGATAATTGCATGGTAATGAGGTCTCTTTGTCTGATCTCCATACTCACCACAAGCATAAAACCTTAAACCAGCACCAAACTTTTTACGAACACGCTTCATAGCGAGTTGAAACTCGTATTTACACAATGTAGCACATGGAACAGCTTCACCTGTATCCGAATCAGCATAAAAAGA